TCTTGGTCAAGGTCAGAAAGCTTCATCTGAGTTCGACTTCCACTATTTGCTATAAAATCTTTCATATTAATGAATTGACGTCATCCATATAATCAATATCGCTATCTTCTGTAATAATAACATTGGATACGCCTCTTTCTATCATAACTTCAGCTTTTCTACCTGGGTGAGTTAAGTGTCTTGAATCAGAAGTATCTTCTTCTATTTCAAGAGCGTCAATTTCTTTTATTAAATTTTTTGTACCGGCTGTGATGTAGTAATCGCTTGAACTTTGCGGTATTGCTCTTGCTTGTGGGCCGGTTCCACCTAATTCTTTTTGTGATATATCTTGATTTACCTTTTTATAGGTATCTTCTAGAAATAACATATAATTTGCTTGAGTTTTTACAACAGCTGTTAATTTATCTTGTAGTTGTCCAAATACTTCAAATAGTCTAGGATGAGTATTTCCTTGATTAATTTCTTCAGCAATTTTTTCAATTGCCATTCGAATGGTTTTTAATTGAAAGAAAATATTTTGAATACTTGAATTATCAAGAACCTGTTTCTGTTTAATATATTCATGCTTGTCTAGTACGCCAAGATCAACATAAAACGAAAGAAGAGAGTCGGTAATATTTTTAGCCTGCTTTTCAAAACCTGCATTCATTTCAATAAAATCCAATGGAGGTGCTGCTGCAATTTCAGCAAGTTGCTCATCAATATTATCGTCTTCCTGATTAGGTCCACCTGAGTAGCTACTCAATAGTGATTCAAGTTCGCCCTTAATTTGAGCCTTTTTTTCCTTTGAGAATACTGGTCCAGCCATACATTAGTTTAGTCGATTTTCATTCTTATCTAGCGCTGGATTTGCAAATATTTTAATTTGTTTAACTGCCTCAATATGCTCGTATATGTAAGCTTCAATATATGCAATAAACGAATCTAGTATTGGGTTTGCTCCAAACATTTGATTTGAAAGGACTCGCTTCATTAAGTTATCTTTATACATATAACCTAAATGAAGACGTTTGTCTTTTCTATTATACACCTTTTGGTATAGAGAGTTTCTTATCATATAATTCCAGTATTTTTACGAGCAACTTGTGCTTTAATTGAAATATTTAGTGCGCCTAGTGCCGAGTCGGATAAACCTTCGGCATACTTATTACCTTGAGAATCAGTCCAACCTCCACGTACTACTGGAAATTCGTCTAACCCAATAATAATATCGTTAAAATCATCAAGCCCTACTAGAGTTTCACTTGCTGGATTTGCAGTTCTATAAAGTTCATTAAGCTCGCTTAGCATATTAATACTAACTGAATCAACTCCATTAATTGCTTCAACTACTGTAATTAAATCACTTTTTGGAACACGATCTTGGCGTTTTAATTTAATGAAATATTTACCTAGAGCATCAGCAATATCAGACTTAACAATATCTTGAGAAACATCATCAAACGCAATAATACTTAGATTAATAATGTATCTGGTAATTTTTGGATCAACTATTTTTAAGTCAGTTGAAATCATTTTTGTTCCAGATTTTTCAACATATTTCATTAACTCGTTCTTTTGAAAATTTGTTAACTTAAAATTGCTGATTGGTAAATTAAAATAATCAGTTCCATTTTTAAACATTTGGGTAACATCTGGTACTAAGAATAAATTAATCATTCTAGAATCTAGGATATTGCCAGTTGAATCTTGATCTAGAAATACTTTAATTGTTGAAAACATTTGCATTTTTTGCAATAGAACTTCATAATTATCTAGATTAACTAGTGCAAAACTTTTTGATGCTCGCGGTGCAATTAATCGGGTTAAGGTAGGATCCTCTGGGTCTACTCCAAAATTTGGAGCACTTATTGTTACAATTGTAAAATAGTCACTCATTATAATTTCTTCCCCAATTGGAGAAAATCCAGTATCAACAAAAGAAAATACTACTTGTGCATTATTATCAACTTTAACATTGCCAGAAGAACCGTCAGTATTTAAGTATTCAACCACAATGGTTGACCCGGTATTTGGAATTTTACCAAATGATCCATTACCAAAATAGATGTCTAATCCATTTGTTATACCGGTTTTTGCAAGAAAACCTTTTGCTCCTCTTGGAATATCTAATAAGGACTCGTATTTGGTCCATTTCTCTCCATTAACGTATACATTAACGATAAAATTATCAATATAAAAATTGTTTGGTGCTCCCATTTGATAGCTTTCAAATGCAATACCTTTTGCTGTAAATGTTTGGGATTCAATTTGGCCTTGACGAATACTAAAAATTGCAGTAGTTTCTGCACCACTTAGTGCAAGTCTAACTTCTTCTTGAGTAAGTTCAATTGCATAGGTAAGTCCATTATTTTCACAACGAACTCTAAATAGGTTATTAAGCACAACTTTAGTGGCCGGCGCTGTAATATTGGGTTTTCTAACAAGTCGGATTTGACCAGTTGCACCAATTGCTCTACTTGGGTTATGGCCAGCCAAAGTGGCTAATGAATAGATTGATGAAACTCGACTTGCTTCATTTATATTTAGTTCAGTAATTGAGTCTTCAATATAATAAAAAATAAGTTGACTTAAGTTTTCTACAACAATTAATAGCTGCCCAAATGGAGAAGCTGCAGTAAATACAGAACGGCTCTGTTTAAACTTTGTTTGTAAGAATTGTATAGTTTCGCTAAGAATATCTCTAACTCGTATATTTAAACTAGTAAAGAGCCTTAGACTGGTATTTTGTTTAGTAAGGTTTGCCATTTAAGGAGTAGCTTCTTTTAGGTTATTTATCAGCAGAGTAAAACGTTTATGAAAGAGACCACCTGTATAAATAATTAGGTATAATAGTTATTATATGGGGATAACCGGTTTTGACAGAAATTATCGGTTACGCTTGCACGCCGAGGATGATGCTAAGACTCGTTAAAATGTATTACAAACAATAAGTGGCAACACTACTTTCTGGAGCCTAGTTAACCAAGGCGTTAACACTCCTGTTACTGAAGAGCTTTTAGCTGCATAAGTAACCAAGCGGCAACTGCTTGACTAACCAAAGTTGCAAAACCAGCATGGCGTAGCGGCCAAGTCGAACCGTTACCGACTTTAACTTTAAGTCGTTAAAGAATAAGATATTTCGTCCAATTAGAAAAATGGACTAAGCGTGTAAATGAAAGTTTAATTAGAGGTTTTTTGGACGGCGGTTCGATTCCGCCTATCTCCACCACAAAAAGGTATCCAGCATTGGGTACCTTTTTTATTTTCTAAGAGTTGAGTCTGGACATAAATAAATAAACCAGATGAAAACATTAAACACAGACGATATTTTTCTAAGAAATTTAACAATTGCCTTGCTTGATTTGTTAAACGGAGAAATGGAGATTATTATTGCAAGGAATGATCATAATGAAACTTTTAAAGTTCCATTTCTTTATAATTATGGAACAGATGAAGGCTTCTTAAAGGATTTTTATATTGGCCTGCCAGATAACTGTCGCATTCCAGCAGCAGAAGGCACCTATGATATTATTCCTAGAGGAATTGTAACTTTGTCAAGCTTCCAAGTTAAACCTTCTGATATTACAAATAAGTTTGTTAGGGGTAGTTTTACTGAACCTGAAAGAGGAGAAAATGATGAAAATATCCTAACTGGCTATTCAGCTCAGCTATTTTCTTTTCCAATGTCAATTAAATTCGATATTAAAATTATTTGTGATAACTTAAATAAAGCATTTAAGATTGCTGAAAATATGTTACATATTTTTTATTCAAACCGGGTAATGTATTTTCAATATCACGGAGTAAGAATTCCTGCTCAATTTCAATTTCCGGCAAATGAAACAGTTGATAAGACTTATAAGTTTACAATGCTTGAAAATAATAAACTAAACGTTATTTTATCAGTTGACGTTGAGACATATTTACCTAGTTTTGAACATACTTCTAAACGTAAAAGTTCAAATGTTATTGAAAGATTTGAAGTTAATCGTAAAGGCCCAGGTGGTGATAAATTAACTAAAACTGAATGGGTTGATCAAAACAGTCCAAATACTTAAAATAATAAAATAAACAAATGTCAACTTCAAAATCATTTGCATACAATACAGGTTCTCCAATTGCTGGAACTGACCAAGTTGGAGATCTAGCAATTAGCGTAGACGCCCAAGATTACACAACTTCACCTGGTGGAGTTCAATGGTGGCAAGGTCCTGATGAAGATTTGGGATATGTTATTGCGTATTCGCAGCCTGATGGACTACACCCAACTCCAATATTCGGTACAACTGCATCAGTTGGATTTAATAGAGCAACCTCATTGACCGAAGCAGCTTTCATTAACGTTGCAAATAGCGTAAGCGGCCAAGTTTTTATAAGCGGCAATGCTGCAAGTACCTGGTTAACTGATAACGGATATTGGAATAATTGGTCAAGTTTTGGAAGTTCAGGATTTCAATGGATGACAATTAGTTCAGTTACCGGAAGTTCAGCATCAGGAGTAGGTCAAAACTCAATTGGAATTACAATTAGTCAAAGCGCTGGAGGTATGGAACAGCATACTGGTATGTATGCGGCAAATACATTCCCAGAAGAATATGGAGTACCGTTTGATGGTATTCAAATTTTAAATCAATCAGCTGGAATATTTACAGCAATATTTAGCCAACCTGTTACAGATCCATTGGTTGCATTTGCCAGCGTAGGTAATCCTGGATTACAGGTGCCAGTTCAAGTATCTGCGCCATTTACTCCAATTTGGGAAACTGCTACCACTTATCAAAATGCAGTTAATGGAACTCAATACACTCAGTTTACTGGACAAGAAGGATATAATATTATTCGAATAGACGGTACCGTAAGTATGGTAAGTTTTAATTACACCGTGTCGGAATACTATTGTACAGTTTGCTTTGGATTTGTTGATCAAAATGCATAATTAGTCAAAATCTAATTCCAGATCAAAATTATAATATTGGAAAGTTGCAGTGAAAGTTGTAAACTGCGGAGTTATTGATGAATATGATAGATTCATTTCACTTAATGACTTTAGCATTGGTCTATTAAAAATAATAGACGAAACTGCATAACCTTCATTATTTAAGAGAGTTAATCGGATTGGATGAAAGAATGGATGATTTACATTTGAGATTGGATTTACCGTTAACGCTTGGCCTAATGAATTATTGCCAAGATTCTCTGGATTAACATTTGCTGGTTCTAAATAATTTAGCGCATTATCTAAAAATATAAAATAGTTTAGGTATGCATCAGTTAACTTAAAAGTTAATTTAAGCTCTCTAGTAAATTGATCAGCTATTGGTTTTGCACTCTGTAATTCTTGAATCTTGCCAAGTGTTCGGATTTGAGTTGGTAAAGTTGAAGAAAATCCTGGAAAATTCACAGTTTGTATAGTTGATGCCATAAAATCAGATAATGACTTATATGGCAATAGCAGACTTCTATAATATTTGTTGTACTTTTGCTGTACTACATCATTAAAGAAGTCCATTGGTAAGTTTATGAGAAAACTGTTTTGTCTGGCGTTTAATAGCATATAGAATTATCTATATTAGAATTGTCTTTAACTTTTCAATTACCTGATCAGCAGTGATTAATTTTGAACATTCGAATTGACGAGGTGTACCTTTTTGATCTGGGCACCAATTCCAATCACCAGCATTAAGCCTTAATCGGTTTGCGCAACCTGAACAAGCTCCAGTTGGTGCAGCTAATTTAATAATATCGCCATCTGGTTCATTATAAGGTTCAGTAAAACCGGAGATTTGAATACTTGGAGTATTTGTTACCCAAGCTAGCCAAGTTAATCCACTACTTATTCCAATAAATGCTGCGCATTCAGTTAATTCAGTAATTACTCGGTCAATTGTACCAGCTTCAAGTTTAGCAGCTCCAACCGGATTGCGGTTTCCCATATAACCGTCTTCTTCTCTAGATAATATTACAGGTTCATAACCATTTGCAATTAACCAATCTGTAACTTCTTGCCAGCCGGTTGGATTATTCCAATATTTTGCTTGAGCAGTACTATGAATTCCAAGGCCTACTTTTTTCTTAACTATTGGACCAGTTGGATAATTAATAATTGGTTTAACCTCTTTATATTCCAAACCTAAAATATCGGTTGCAGTTCTTTGTAATGGACCTAATTTAAAATCTCTAGGATTTTTTTCACGATCAATATTATCTCCATTATGGAACCATCCAATTCTGTACATTGCATGTAAATTAGTTACCATTTGGCCAGGTTCAATTAATTCAATATTTGGATAAGTATCTTTAAATAGTTGATTCCAAAAAGTTGAACAGATTATAATACAATCGTGCTTCTTTCTAAATTCTTCAACATACGGAAACCATGCTAAAGTATCGCCTAGTGCTTTTGACTCTAGTGGAATATAGACACGCTTGCCTTTTAGGTCAGTATTAAATATTATTACTGGATTTCCGTTCTGGTCCGTAACTTTAATTTTCCAATCTTTAAAATATTTGATTGAACTTTTTGCCCACGCTCCGCCGCTTAATTTTGTTGAATAAACTAATTTGTCAGTTTCATTATCAATAAAGTCTACTTGATATTTCATTGGACTTGTAGTTTTTAATTCAACAAACGGTCCATCTACTAAATTATGATTTACGGTAGGTAGTGCCTGAACTCCATCAATTGTTACATGATTCATTTTTGCAAAATTTTGGAAGTCATCATTTAAAAATTGAGTGAATGCGCATTTACCTAAATAATTAACAGTTACTGTATAACCTTTACGATATTCGCCTAATTTAATAAGTAGAAAGTCTCCCTTTTTAAGAGTAGTAAACTGCACTGTTCCATTATACTTAATTTCAAGTAGGTAATCTTTGGTTGCAGGTTCATCGTGAAATCCTGAAACTAGATGTAAATATAAATTATTAAAATCGTCAGCTGCTGTATAAATTTGAAATTTAGCATCGTCTCTTAGGATACCATCTCTATTCCAAACAGCTTGTGTATTTAATTCATTTGAATTTGCAATATAATTAGTTACCCAAATATCCTTAGCGTGTTTTTCTAAATAGTGTAAAAATACTCTTTCTAATTGCCAACCATTTGGGCGATCCATAAAGTAATCCTTTTTTGTTTTTACTTCATTTATAATATTTAGGGCAACCTCAGTTTTAATTGAGAAAATAAAGGTTGCCATAAATTTAGCTAGGTGAGTATCAGTTACCGAGCCTTCATGATATTCATAAATTACGGCATCATGCTGATGAGCTCTTTCTAAAAAGGCTTGGCGATATTGAAAGGTATCAAGTAGATTATCATATTCCATAAAGTGAATCATCTTCTTTCCTAGATATTTACAGAAATTAAAAGCATGTGTCATTGATCTCCAAATTGCATAGTCATGGTGATATTCCATTTCTGTATCAACTCTAGTTTTTCCAAATGTACACCATCTACCGCTGCCTACTTTATATTCTTCAAATTCAGAATTTAATAGCAGTGGATTTTCTTTATCATACAAATAATAGTCAACTAATTTTTGAATTTCCGGTTTAATTGCATAATGCGAAACCAATAAGATTGGAATTCCTGAAAATTCTCTAAGTTTTTTAATACACTCAATTAGGTCAGATTCTTTTTCTGGAGTATTTGGCCAAGTATCAACAACAAAAATATCATCAGGATATTCATTCGGCCTAATTATTGAAGGTCTATTATCTACTGAGTATTTTATGTCATTTGCAATTCCACCTTTAACTCCAAAGAAATATAGATCGCCTGGGTTTGAATTATATTCAAAAACTCCATCTGGAAAAGCTTCGTCAAAACCTTTTACTTTATGAATATCTTCTTCGGTTAAGTTCTTATAATAATCAGACCATTCTTCTGAAATATTTGCAAGCAATGGAGCTGCCCAACTTCCATCTGACTTTCTGGTTCCATGTTCAGGTCTTCCAATTGAAGCACATGTAAATATAAATGCTCCACCAGGTTTTAGCATTCGAATAATGTTTTGTAATGACATTTCATAGAACATATCATGTTCAAATACTTCAGTTGAAATTATCAAGTCAAACTGCTCGTCTGGTGCATCATATAAATGAGCAACTTGGATAACATCAACATTTTGGCCTTCTCCCACGTCTAATCCAATATAATTACAGTTGGTTAGCATAAATCGGTTATTGCCATTTATGTCCAATGATCCAATATCTAAAACTTTTTTGCCAGTGAAATATTTTGGGAAAATACCACTCATTTTTTTACAAAATTCTTGCTGTTGAGGATGTGCCATTTTTACTTATCTTTTTGTTATTATTGTTATTCCATTTAGGAAATTTACTGATTCAATATCAGTGCGAATTGTTAAACCTTTTTCTTTTGTCTGTTTAGTTAAGAAGTCTTCTCTTCTAGCATGCACGTTCCAAAATTCTTCTTGCATTTGCCCATTAAAATTAATATCATCTACTAGATTTTTTGTAAATTCAATAGAGGAACCTGGGTGTTTAAAACCGCCTTCGTAATCTTCCCAATACGACGTGCAAGTATCTTCAATTACATATACTCCTTCCGGTTTTACGTGGTCAATTAAATGATTAAATGAGGTAATTACATGACGGTTAATGTGAGACCCATCATCAAGTACCATATCAAATGGTCCCCATTTTTGGGCAACCCATTTTAAAAAATTAGCATCATCTTGAGACCCAATTTCTACAAAAACCTTTTTATCTGGATTTTCGTATTGTTTGCATGAAGGTTCAATATCAATGCCAATAATTGTTGCATTTGGATAGTATTCTCTCCAAGTAGAAAGAGACTCTCCATGCAATACCCCAATTTCAAGAATTTTTAAAGGCTCTAATTGGTTAAATGGTAACCACTTCTCGTATTTTACACAATAGTTGTGAATTTCAGAAGATTTGTCAGTGCCTTTAGAAAGGGCAATTGTATTTAGTGATCTCATATTATTTCCAAAAATAAATTAATTGTAGTGCATTATTAGGGCCGCAAAATAGTAAGTATGAATTAAAACCTAATCTGTTAAATCTGACAATAAATTCATCACGTAATTCTTCATTAAAATTAAGGTGTTCATGATGATATTCAACTGCAACATTTCGAATCTTAGCTAAGTTAGCATCACTAATGCCTTTTAGTGCAATAATTTCAGAACCTTCAATATCTACCTTTAAGAAGTCAATTCGGTCAATTAAACCATTGTCTAAAATATAGTCTAGGGTATATAGATTAACGTCGTATTGAGTAACAGTTGGATCTTTTTGATGCCATAAGTTAGAGCCACCTAAGTGAGAACTTTCAGTTAAGGTTAAGGTTCCTAATTGATCTCCAATTGCTGCATTAAATAGGACGGCATTTGCTGGCGCATTTTGTTTTAGGATCTCAAAATACCTACGATCAGGTTCAAAGGTTACAATTTTACTTGCTCCCATATGATATGCATACCGAGTAAAGATTCCAATATTTCCACCAAGATCAACCACTACATCTCCTGGTTGGATTTTAACAACTGGATTTTCTGAGCGGTGTGGATGTTCATAATCAGTTAAGTTATAAATTTCATGATAAATTGCATAATCCCATCCGTATTTATAGGCAATATCCATTGTACCACCTTGTACTTGTTTAATTGAACCTAAATTTTTAATTTCGTCCTTAGCAACAAAGAAATATTCAGTATCATGGAAATTTTGGTCTCTTTGAGCTTTAATATGGTCAATCATGATTTGAGCAAAGCCTAGATTTTTATTTCCATGAAAGTATAGAATTTGGTCTTTATTCTTTGGGATAAATTGCCAGCCGTATACTTTTCCAAAATTCTTAGGGCCTTGATCTCTCCAAAAAGAAATAAAGTGTTCCATTGCTTTGCCAGTTGTTCCAAGTAAATCGCCGTCCCATTCAGAAACATCAAAATTTGAAATTGGTAAAAACCTATTATAACCATATTTGCATCTTAGGTAATTATCAATACCTTCATCATTCCATTGTAATAAACTTGGATAGTCCGCAAGATCAGTTTCTTTATATACTGTTAAGATTTCATTAAACCACCATTCGCAATTTCGATTGTATACGTACATGCAAATATGGGCTTTGGTAGCAAGACGCTTAACTCCTTTGGCTTTGCATAAATTTTCATTAAATAATTGCTGACCTCTTGAACCGTCAGGTTTTGTATAATATCCAATAAAATCTTCCTGTACATGAATATCAGCTAATGGATAGTTTTCGATATTTGCAAAATGCTCTGATAATTTATCGATTGTATGGTTTGCAATAATATCACCATCCAACCAAACAAAATTTTCAAAACTTTCTTCAAAGGCTGCAAGACAGGCATATTGCTTCCAATACCATTTATCATAGTTTGAATAGTAGGGAATTGTTAATTTTCGGGCAATTACATTTGGCAAATAGTCAAACGGAACATCACAGTCAATTCCATAAACAATAAGTTTACGGTTTGAGAATTCCAATAGCGATTCAGCTAATTTCTGAATGATCGGCATATAGGCCAGGTTACCGCAGGTCACCCATGCAAAGTCAGTTGAGTATTCATTTACCTCAGGTTGAATGAGGTCCTGGATGTGATCTTGTGCGATTTTTGCTGCATTTTCCCAAGTGAATTGGGTTCGGATTTGTTTTGATTCCATTAGCGCGGATTTTTTATAAATTTCATAATTATCATAAACTTCTCTAAGTCTAAGCTTAAGATCTTCAAAGTTTGGCTCAACGAAATTACCTGGAGCATTTGGATTCCAAGATTCGTCATTTGCAACACCAGCTGGAACTTCTCCATGGGTTGCTACTGGTAAACCTTTACCTGCAGCAAATTCTAATTGAGCTCCCCAATCAGAATAGATTGATGGGGTACCGCAGGCCATTGCCTCAATTAGTGGAAGATTCCAACCTTCACTACGAGCACAAGAAACAAATACATCAGCCGTTTGTAATAAGTTGACATAGTCAGCTTTGCTTAAATGAGTAAGTATTTTAATGCCTTTATGAGTTAAGCCAAATTTGGCAAGACGTTCTTGAGTATTTGAACAGTCGTCATTTGCAAATGGATTTTCAACATTTAGGATAAGTTCAACATTTTCATCTTCTGAAAAGGTATCAATGAATGCTTTTATAATTTCTTTAGTAGATTTGCGATATTCCCAGCGGCCAACTACAACAAATCTAAATGGGCGACCTTCTGGAAATGAGGTCTCTCGAGAAATGGGTTTAAACATTTGGGTATCAACTCCCTCAGGTACAACCTTTACTTTATCGGCTCGAATTCCTTGGACAATTGTGCACTCTTTTTGCCAGCTGCTTGGAACCCAAACTTGGTCAAAGGTTTGTAAGTGTTTAAAAAAATCTTCTGGATATTTAGTAGTTTCCCAAACATTATAGGCAATTTTTGGGCCATCATACTTATCACCAAAATATTTATGATTAACATCATTTAAGACAATGTGAACATCAGGTTTTCCAGGATTTGGATAGTTTTGATATAGTGGAAACTCTTGTGAAAGGTTTGGGGTCTGTAAAGTTTGTTGAGTTAGGATTGTTTTTAACTCAGTATCAATATAATACTCATCATTATGAGGTTCATCATTATTATAACCCGTCCAGGTTGAACCTACTGTCCAATTTCTGACATCAACTCTTAAATCTTCTAGAGAATTTAGGGCTTTAAAGAAATTTCTAGAATGACAATTGTATCCAGTTTCCCCAATAATTGAGGTGTGCGCTTTAATTTTAATCGACATGCCTTTTGCTAAACTTTTTATTTTATACTAAAGTTTAGCAATAAGGTTATGTAATCTTAAAAAAATTATGCAGCAGTTAAGCCTAGGGCAGTTAAGACTTTGGTAACAATAACACTATCATTTGTACCCCAATCAGATATATCAGTTAACCGAACTGCACCACTACAGATAATTGCATTGCCGCTATCCATTAATTGATAAATCACAGAAACTGAGGTTGCGCCTAATTCATAGGTCATGGGTATAAATTTAATACTGGTTGCAGTTTTGCCGAGTATTGAATAGTTTTGAATATTAGTAGTCATGATTTTATTTATTTTTGTTTTTAACTAATTATGGAGCAATTTCAATTGTAATAGAATATCTTCTAAAAAATGGTAATCCAGGGGTGAAAAACGAGATCGGGCCTGGAGGTATCGATATTGGAGGTCCACCAACAAAGTCGGCAATATTAAAGCCAGTATCAATGTCAGTTAGCCGAAGCTGCACTAAGTTTACTGGGAATGGTGCACTATTGTCTAAATTAATGGTATGCTCAAAGTCTGCATTTGGCATGAAGTGCTGATAGTAATATGTAACTGGTCCACCGTTTATACTCGTGAGGCCAGTACTAAATGGGGTATTAGTAAAATAGGTATAAGGACCACTGGTTCCATCGTTTATCACTAATTCAACCATTATGTCAAACGAAGAATTATTCATAACTTCGCCGTCATATGTGTGCTCATCAGTCCAGTGTCGATAATTATAAAACTGGTCAAATCCAATTGCACCTGCAACTGCGTTGGCTGCAGCCCAATAGCTTAATCCTTGTGGGTCATTTCGGTTGATGTCATAAGTACCAGCATATGTACCACTGAGTATTTTCCATCTAAACTCAGGAGCGCCCGTCTTATCTGGGTAAATCTGATTCCCGACACTGGCAGAAGCCCCAGACTGTTGAGTTAATAGTGCAGCAATCGAAGATTTGTCGTCTGGCGCCCAAACGACCGCCATTACTCCAGTTGGTGTTCCGTCTATCGGCATTACTTATAATAATTTTTCAATTTGATCCCGTAAGTCATCAATTTGGTGCTGTTGCTGCTTGATTGCCTCAATTAGGACTGATACAAGTGCTGGATAGGCAACTGCCTTGGTGCCATTCTCATTTTCAAATACAACTTCCGGAAATACTGTTTCCATTTCCTGTGCAATAACACCCGCATGAACTCGAGTCTTATCCTCTTGATCATTTCTGGTGAAGGTAACTCCTCTCATTGATGTTACCTTAGCTAGAGCATCAGTGATGGTCTTCACATTATCTTTAACTGATCTATCTGAGTATGCTATAATATTAGCAGTTGCATAAATATCGCCGCCTACTTCTAATCGATAAGTTGGACCGGTTCCATTAGCAATAGATAGTCTGCCGTTTGTAACATCGTAGTGCATATTTGTTGCAGCTATGGTAGTTGCTGCAGAGAAGTAGGCTATTCGGTCAACTGTACTTGATGTAATAGTTCCAGTAGTACCGCCTGAAGTTCCAGAAGAACCAGTAGTTCCGGATGTTCCGCTTGAACCAGTTCCACCAGTTCCACCGCTTGTTCCGGATGTTCCAGCCGTACCTGATGCACCAGAAACTCCGCTTGTTCCACTAGTTCCAGAAGAACCAGTTCCACCAGTAGCGCCGCTTGTTCCAGAAGTTCCACTTGAGCCATTAGAACCTGATGTTCCAGAAGACCCATTAGAACCAGACGTACCTGAGGTACCTCTTGTTCCAGAAGTTCCAGAACTTCCGTTTGAACCATTAGAACCTGATGTTCCAGAGCTACCATTTGAGCCGGATGTACCGCTTGTACCTGATGAGCCATTTGATCCATTAGAACCAGAAGTTCCAGAAGAACCGTTTGAACCGGATGTACCAGAAGTACCAGATGATCCATTTGAACCAGAAGTTCCAGAAGTACCTCTTGTTCCTGAAGTTCCAGAACTTCCATTTGAGCCATTTGAACCAGAAGTTCCAGAGCTACCATTTGAGCCTGATGTACCACTTGTACCTGATGAGCCGTTTGACCCAGCAGATGCCATTAGCGTCCATTGCGCTGGACTAGTAGACGGGTTATTTCCTATATTACTTGATACTATAGAAATATAAGAACTTCCGTTAAATGAAATTACATCATTAATCGCATAAAGAGTACCACCAACCCAAATACCTTTCCATATAAAACTTGTACCACTAGTACCAGCTGATCCTGAAGTTCCTGATGTACCTGAGCTGCCATTAGAACCTGAAGTACCTGATGTTCCAGAAGAACCGTTTGAACCAGATGTACCAGAGGTTCCTGACGTACCTCGTGTTCCAGAAGAACCAGAGCTACCGTTTGATCCGTTAGAACCTGAAGTTCCAGAAGAACCATTAGAACCTGATGTACCCGAGCTTCCATTTGATCCATTAGAACCTGAGGTTCCAGAAGAACCATTTGAGCCTGAAGTACCTGAAGTACCACGTGTTCCTGAAGTACCAGACGAGCCTGATACACCTGCAGCAGATATGTCAACAATAATATCAGTGCCAGCAGATGGCGTCCAAGGTGTACCTGAAACATAAGTTACTGGAAATTCCCAATATATTCCAGTATCAAAACCTACACCAGTTGTTCTATAATATACAATTTGACCACCAATTCCACCATTTGTCTTAATTAGTGTGCCAGTACCAATTGATGGATACACTCCACTATAATTGGTTGAAGTTAATGAAACTTCCGCTATGTTTAATAGAGAAGTTGCAGCATCTAAATTACCATTATTACTATAAATTTTAGTACTGGCTAATGGAGTACCCCAATCCCAACCGTCACTAATTGCTGCTCCACTTGCTCCAGTTGAGCCTGATGTGCCGGACGTTCCTGAGCTTCCATTAGAACCGGATGTACCAGAAGTACCACGTGTTCCTGAAGTACCGGAACTGCCATTTGAACCAGAAGTTCCACTAGAGCCGTTTGAGCCGTTTGAGCCGGAAGTTCCTGAAGAACCATTAGAACCTGATGTACCAGAACTTCCGTTAGAGCCATTTGAACCTGATGTACCAGAACTTCCGTTAGAACCATTTGAACCTGATGTACCTGAAGATCCATTTGAGCCATTTGAACCTGATGTACCAGAACTTCCGTTAGAACCATTAGAACCTGAAGTACCTGAGCTTCCATTTGAGCCAGAAGTACCGCTTGAACCGTTTGAACCATTTGAGCCGGATGTTCCTGAGCTACCGCTTGAACCGTTTGAACCAGAGGTTCCTGAGCTACCATTTGAACCAGAAGTTCCCGAAGAACCGTTTGAGCCAGACGTACCGCTTGAACCGTTTGAACCATTTGAGCCGGATGTTCCTGAGCTACCGTTTGAACCAGAAGTACCTGAAGTACCTCTTGTTCCAGAAGTTCCTGAAGAACCATTTGAGCCGGATGTTCCTGAGCTACCATTTGAGCCGTTAGAGCCTGAGGTACCTGAAGTTCCACTAGAACCGTTTGAACCATTTGAACCAGAAGTACCGCTTGAACCGTTTGATCCATTTGAACCTGATGTTCCTGAAGAACCATTTGAACCTGATGTTCCACTTGAGCCATTAGAACCATTTGAACCTGAAGTACCTGAAGTTCCTGAGCTTCCGTTTGAACCAGATGTTCCTGAGCTACCATTTGAGCCGTTTGAACCTGAAGTTCCACTTGAACCATTTGAGCCGTTTGAACCTGAGGTTCCGCTTGAGCCGTTAGAACCGGAAGTACCTGAGCTACCGTTAGAACCTGAAGTTCCAGAAGAACCATTTGATCCATTAGAACCAGAAGTTCCAGAAGAACCATTTGATCCATTAGAACCTGAGGTACCACTTGAGCCGTTAGAACCATTTGAACCTGATGTTCCGCTTGTTCCCGAAGTTCCAGAAGAACCTCTTGTTCCTGAAGTTCCAGAAGAACCATTAGAACCTGACGTTCCACTTGAACCGTTTGATCCATTTGAACCAGATGTTCCTGAAGAACCATTTGAGCCGGAAGTACCAGAGCTACCGTTTGAGCCATTAGAACCTGAAGTACCAGATGTTCCAGAAGATCCATTAGAACCTGAAGTTCCACTAGTTCCAGAAGAACCATTAGAACCATTAGACCCTGAGGTACCAGAGCTTCCATTTGATCCATTAGAACCTGAAGTTCCTGAACTACCATTTGAGCCATTAGAACCAGAAGTACCGCTTGATCCATTTGAGCCATTAGAACCTGATGTACCAGAACTTCCGTTTGATCCGTTTGAACCGGAAGTTCCGCTTGTTCCAGATGTACCAGAAGTACCTCTGGTTCCTGAAGTTCCAGAAGAACCATTAGAACCTGATGTGCCAGAAGAACCGTTTGAACCTGAAGTTCCTGAGCTTCCATTTGATCCATTAGAACCTGAAGTTCCACTTGAACCGTTTGAACCGCTTGTTCCTGAAGTTCCAGATGAACCGTTTGAACCTGAAGTTCCACTAGTACCAGAAGTACCTGAAGTACCTCTTGTTCCTGAAGATCCTGAAGTTCCTGAGCTACCATTAGAGCCATTTGAACCAGATGTTCCTGAGCTACCGTTTGATCCATTTGAACCAGATGTTCCTGAGCTACCGTTAGAACCTGAAGTTCCAGAAGAACCATTAGATCCGTTTGACCCTGACGTTCCTGAAGAACCGTTAGAACCGTTTGACCCTGACGTTCCTGAAGAACCATTAGAACCGTTTGAACCTGATGTACCACTAGAACCATTAGAACCGGAAGTTCCACTAGTTCCTGAGCTACCAGTTAAGCCGGAAGAACCTGAAGTTCCGCTTGACCCGTTTGAACCGTTTGAACCTGAAGTTCCTGAGCTTCCATTTGATCCATTAGAACCAGAAGTACCGCTTGTTCCAGAAGTACCAGTTGAACCTGATGTACCTGAGGTACCACTAGTACCTGAAGTACCTCTTGTGCCAGAAGAACCGGATGTACCGCTTGAACCAGAAGTTCCTGAAGAACCGTTTGATCCGTTTGAACCCGACGTTCCTGAGCTTCCATTAGAGCCTGAAGTTCCTGAGCTTCCGCTTGAGCCATTTGAACCAGATGTACCAGAAGTTCCAGAGCTTCCATTTGATCCGTTTGAACCAGATGTTCCACTTGAGCCATTAGAACCTGAAGTTCCTGAGCTTCCGTTTGATCCATTAGAACCAGAGGTACCAGAGCTTCCATTTGATCCATTTGAACCAGACGTACCACTTGTTCCAGAAGAACCATTAGAACCGGAAGTACCAGAAGTTCCAGAAGAACCATTTGAGCCGTTTGAACCTGAAGTACCAGAAGTTCCAGAAGTACCTCTTGTTCCAGAAGTACCAGATGAACCGCTTGAACCATTAGAACCAGAAGTTCCAGATGAACCATTAGACCCTGAGGTTCCACTAGTTCCAGAGCTTCCATTTGAGCCGTTTGAACCTGAAGTTCCAGATGTTCCAGAAGAACCATTTGATCCGTTTGAGCCTGATGTTCCTGAAGTTCCACTAGTACCAGAAGTACCAGAAGTACCTCTTGTTCCAGAAGAACCTGAAGTTCCTGAACTACCATTTGAACCATTAGAGCCGGATGTACCGCTTGAGCCATTAGAACCAGAAGTTCCAGAAGATCCATTAGAGCCTGAAGTACCTGAAGAACCATTTGATCCGTTTGAACCAGATGTACCTGACGTACCAGAGCTGCCGTTTGAACCTGAAGTTCCTGAGCTTCCATTTGATCCGTTTGAACCAGATGTACCGGATGTTCCGCTTGATCCATTAGATCCATTTGAACCTGATGTTCCGCTTGAACCGTTTGATCCATTTGAACCTGAAGTACCTGAAGTTCCACTTGAACCATTTGAGCCATTTGAACCTGAAGTTCCTGAAGAACCATTTGAACCTGAAGTTCCTGAGCTTCCGTTTGATCCATTAGAACCAGAAGTTCCACTTGAACCGGAAGTTCCACTTGATCCATTAGAACCTGACGTTCCTGAGCTTCCACTCGATCCATTAGAACCTGATGTTCCTGAGCTTCCGTTTGATCCATTTGAACCAGAAGTACCAGAAGAACCATTTGATCCATTTGAACCAGAAGTACCAGAAGAACCATTTGAGCCGTTTGAACCTGATGTTCCAGAAGTTCCTAAGCTACCGCTTGTTCCAGAAGAACCATTAGAACCTGACGTTCCTGAGCTTCCACTCGATCCATTAGAACCTGATGTTCCTGAGCTTCCGTTTGATCCATTTGAACCAGAAGTACCAGAAGAACCATTAGAACCAGATGTTCCAGAAGTTCCAGAAGAACCATTTGAGCCGCTTGAACCTGATGTTCCAGAAGTTCCTAAGCTACCGCTTGTTCCAGAAGAACCATTAGAACCTGATGTACCTGAGCTTCCGTTTGATCCATTAGAACCTGAAGTACCAGAAGAACCATTTGATCCATTAGAGCCAGATGTACCAGAAGTACCTGAACTACCATTAGAACCAGATGTTCCAGAAGTTCCAGAAGAACCATTTGAGCCGCTTGAACCTGAGGTTCCACTAGTTCCTGAGCTACCATTAGAACCTGAGGTTCCACTAGTACCGGAAGTACCTGACGTACCTCTTGTTCCAGAAGAACCTGAAGTTCCCGAGCTACCATTAGATCCATTTGAGCCTGACGTACCTGAGCTACCATTAGAGCCGTTTGAACCTGAAGTTCCTGAAGAACCGTTTGATCCATTTGAACCTGAAGTACCTGAGCTTCCATTAGA